GTAAGCTTGTTTTCATAATCCCATATCTCCAAGGAGCTGCTATCCCGGATGAAATACCCAATACTGAAACATTGGAAGCATTTGCAGAGCTAGAGAACGGGGGAGGCCATCTTTTTACCGGAAGCACCGAGGACCTTATAAACGAACTGATGGAGGACTGACCATGTTAGATGTGCGGTATTCTACCAGATTCAAGAAAGATTTCAAAACTTGTGTGAAACGCGGCCTTGATGTATCCATATTTCAGAATGCAGTTGACACATTAAGAATCCCGGCCCCATTGCCAGAAAAGAATAAGGACCATAATTTATCAGGAAACTATGTCGGTTACAGAGAATGCCATTTGCAGCCCGATTGGTTATTGATTTACCAGCAAACCGAAACAGAATTGCTGTTGCAGCGAACCGGAACCCATGCGGATTTATTTGGAATGTAACTTAAACGAATGCAGCATAGGGTACTGTAGAACGCCGTACCCCCGTAGGGTGTCGCGAAACACGACACCTAATAGAAACATGAGCACCAGCGTAAACCAAAACATAACCAGCGGATTGGGGTCTCCTCAAAATTGGGCAGACCTTTTTATAGAATCTAGCTATATTCAAGAGCAAAGTAAACATATAGTTCATAATGCAAAGGATATTTTAAATGAGAAAAAATAATAAAATGGAGCGGCAACTTGATGATATTCGCGTTCTTGTTGCTGAAGCAAAAATTAGAAACAATTTCAATGACGATGAATTAGCGGCATATATTGGATTAAGTAAGGCATCTCTAGCAGAACGAAAAAGTGACCCAAAGCGATTTACTCTCAATCAGCTATATGTAATTTTGGAATTATGCGGAAAAGAACTAAAGTTTGTAGAAAAAGCTGCACTATAATTTGCTTTATATTGTCACAGAGATATAAAGGTCTGGCTGCTGTGTTTCCCCAGATATTTTGTTTTACACCACAAAGGGATTCTAAGCAGAATTAGGGTATACGGTAAAATACCGTATACCCTAAGAGAGTAAAAGTCGTTTCATTCTATAAATCCATATTCCGTTCTCTATTACGACCGCTTTTCAAATTTGGAAAGCACTTTTATAGTCGTTTTCAACTCATTTTTCGCTTCCCTAATTTGGGTGGCAAGTATTGTAATCAACATCCTCCAGAAGAACGGTGTTTTCGCCCTTCAGCATGTCAATGGTCTGACCATTGCTTGCCTTTTTCTGTGCGGCTAATAAGGCAGATATGCTTTGCTGTGTCAACAGAAACAATATAGTCTTGAAGCTCTCTAATCTGCACACCGCCGTTGTTTTGAACCTCCGGAGGTGTAAGTACGCTGGTCATTTCATCACTTCCAAAGTAAATCATATAAATCTGTTGCTGCCTACCGCCTTTTGAGTTTTTGTCATTTTTGACGATAACCTCTAAAATAGTCCATTTTATTGAAAAAACCGTACTTACACATCCTTGAAAACCACTTTGCGAATTCAGTTCTAATCTCCAATCCCTCATGCAAATCTGTTTTGCCATGTCTACTGAAATCTGATAGTCAGTAAATTCCGTCACCGGATTCTTTGGATTATTGGTTTCTTTTTTTTGAGTAACCAATATGTAATCCGCATTTTCTCAAACTCTACAGCGTTTCCATTTTTGGAATCGCTCCACATAACCGTATAATCGTTTTCAGTTAAACCATTCTCACACATACGGTCAAACCATGTCGTGAAGTTGCTCTTGATTTCCAGTCCATCATGTAACTCTCTTACTTGCCTCTTTATTCCATTTTGGGAAAAAAGTATTTTTTGGCTGCCGAATTTTCGGCCGTGAAATCCGTCAGGTATGCCCGGAGATATAGCCACCATTTTTGCGGATAGAGGGGAGGACTTCACTTGTTACCCAACGCTTAAATTTTTTCGCATTTGGCAACTTACTAGAAAGCACCAGGGAATAAAGCCCGGATTCGTTAATGATAATAGTTTCCTTATCCTGATTCCCGTCAAAAAACATAACTTTGCGCCTGTCATCTTCGTCTACATGGCGGTTAATATCTCGACTACCGTTTTGGTACCCGAGGATGCCAGCTATATCCTTTCCAACGAAGTAAACCTCATTCTCAGTCTCTACTGTCCTAACTCATTCCAGTATTGTCCAGGCCTAACAAATCGTTTTCCACCTACTCTAGCCCCCTTGACTCACACTCATCTAAGGTAGGACTGTTTCACTGCCCCCTCGGATTGTCATAAAATTATACCTCATTTTTGACCTGGGCTTTTTTTGTATGCATTTTAGTGCATTTTGTGCATTCGTCAACGTATATGTGCCTATAGTTGATACCGGCAGAGGGATAGCGTTTAGTTTAGTCTATTCTTTTTTTGTGCGCACTTTTGCGCAGTTTCAAACTATGATATCATAAAGCATTATCTGATTGTCCTGGGGTAGAAAAATACTGACCCGGTATTTCACCGCCCCAGGCCAGTACCATTATCTTAATCAGCTTTGCATAACCCAGCGACAAGAGTAATTCTAACGTGCCTGTCCCACCGACACGTTACGATAAGTTGGTGATATCACTGTTTTTCTTGCTCTAATGCTTTAAGAATAAGATTAGCCGAATAGAATATAGCATTCGCCTCCTTTGCCGTTATTTCTCCATTGACGACCCAATTATTGACGCGGGCCAGTGAGCGCCGTACCTCTGCCGGGGTATTCCATCGTAATTTCTTCTTTACTCCCGCCTCCTGTTGTTTCATAAGATGGGCGAGTCGATACCTCTCTGCAATGTTATTCATGCCTTGTTTTCCTCCAGGTCTAAAATATGTATATCCTCTTTTGGTGGGTACAACTCTGCAATTTGTCGCAATTGCTTATATACCGTTTCTTTACTCTTTGACAGTACTCGAATATCGCTTGCTTCATACCTTGCGCGCTCCTTTCCTTTCTGTCTCAGCAGCAACATACCCTCATATTTATCTTGTTCTTCCAGGCGGGTGACTGTTGCCAGTATAGTAAAATATTGTACTGTTTTCCCGGCCTTTATCAAATTATTTTGCATGTTATCACCTCGAATTTTGCTATATAGTTTTCTCTCTTATCCGCACATAATAAGGTATTCCCATTGAGTGACCCCCTGCCAACACCGATAAGCCTATTACAGCATCCATTCATAATATAAGAATTACCCTATACAACGAACCAGAATGCCCTTTCCTTCTATTTTAACTAACTATGCGGGAATTTCTCCGTATCCTCCTATCCCTCGGTATTATAGGCGCTTTCCCTTCCAGCAGCAGACTAAACAATGCTAATGTCTTTCTGCGATATGCGTAAAAATCATCACGTTTAGCGGGAATATATGATTTAATATAAATACGGTCATACCCCCTTTTTTGTGTGAGAGATTCAATAATAAATGTAGATAGCCCTGGATTACTTAAATCAGCCGCCTTGCATATTAAGCCTTTATTTTCTTCCAGTCTGGCAAGTTCCACTAATTCAGCCGCCCGGCTGCAATCTATTCCGTAATCGCTTAAGCTCTTGTCCCTTATCCTCATTGCTTATACACCATCCTTCTGATATAATAAAAGCAATGTGACTTTCCCGCTGCCATCACCCATTTAAAAACGACAGCGGGATTATTTATACACTTCCTTCCGTTACCATTCTTACACCAACACGATTCTTTTCGTTGTTCCCGAACTTAACCACAAGCTGACCAAATTTTGTGCCATCAAGTATTAGCTCTGCTTTAGCAATTTGGTTTCCGCTGGATATATTGCTTTCTGCCAGTGCTTCTTTAAGGGCTTGCTTCATAGTTGATAGCGGGGATACCACTTCTGTTTCACGGTTGTTGTCTCCCAGGATAGCCGCAAACATTCCGGCCCGTGGTGGCACTACTGTACCAGTTGCAAGCATTGGCATTCTAAATGGTACTGCTGCATAGGCAGAGGCCGGATAACTGGTTTTGCCTGATAGGTTCAAATTAGGGATGGTAGGGATTGCAATTCCCACCTTATCCATTACCCTATTGATTGCCTCAATAATTTTGTTTATCCCGGATATCACCGAATTTACCATGCCCTCGATACCTGAAACAATCTTCGCTATCGTATTCTTTATTACCGTCACAATACTGTTCCATATTTCAGTAGTCTTATTCATTACAGAATCCCACACTGATTCTATCTCCTGTCCGATTCCTTCAAATATATTCTGTGCATCCCCCTTTAAAGCATCCCATAATCCCTTGACGGTACTGGAAATACGCTTCCATGCTTCCTCTACCGCCCCTAAAAGGCCGTTTAGCGCCGTTTCTATGATTGCGCCAATACTTTCTAGCCCTCCACTAATAAAATCGCCTAGTGACGTTATCAGACCTTCCACAAGGCCCATAATGGCATCAATAACGCCTCCAAATATTTCCTTGATACCTTCCCATGCTTTTTCCCAATCTCCAGAAAATACACCTGTCAGAAAATCTATAATTCCAGAAAAGGCCGTTATCAGCCCATCCAAAACAGATGCCGCCGTGTCAATCAGGTTAAGCAGGTACGTGCCTATTGTCTCCAGTATAGGGGCAACAACGGGCAGTATGTTGGAAGATATCCAACTAAGTAAAGGCTTTAAATATTCATCCCATATTACCTTGATTAAATCTGCAACTTTCCCTATCAGCTCAATAATTTTATTAATAAGCGGCTGTATCGTACCTTCATATACTTCTGAGAATTTATCTGCCAGTTTTTGAAGGGTTGGGGCAATGTACTTGTTATAACCATCCAGCAGATTCCCCAGGATTTCAGACAGCCCATTCTTAATAGATTCAAACAGCGGAGCAATATGCTCGTCATACATCTTGTTTAAATTCTCGAATGTCTCAGTTATGCCCTGTGAAATAGAATCAAGGACGGTTTTTATTGGCTCCATCGTATTTGTAAGGGCTTCTTTTATCTTATCTTTGTTCTCTACAAATGGGGTAAGAATCGTGTCCAACACATCCCTGAACAACTTTGCTGACAGTTCTGTAATCCCCATGAATATATCTGCAAAGATTGCTATAATATCAGCCGTGATTTGCTTTGCCGTATCGCTTCTAAATACTGAAAAAATATCCGCTACAGCCACCGCAAAATCGGCGCCTATGGTACTGATTTCTGATGTGATATCAAACATACTTATCAGATAACCCTTGATTCTGTCCTTTGCACTTTCAAGATATAATGCTATTCCTCCAGTCAGATTATCAGCTATTGTCAGTCCAACACTGGCAAACGACCCGGCAGTTCTTCCCAAGTTGTAGGAAATGGTATCCAACATGGTATTAAAGGCCGACATAACGCCCTGGTCCGTAAAAATATCTTTCAGACTATTGCCAATGCTTGCTATGTTTGTTTTTATTGAATCCAGGACAGGCTTATAATCCCCCAGACCTTGCCAGAACCCGGATTGAAAGATTCCCCCTATCTCAATCAGCCTTTGTTTGATTGCCTCCAGGGTTTCCATGACATTCTTTAAAAACGGTGATTCTGTCTGCTGTTCATCAGGAGACAATCCCGGTGGCATTATACTGCTATCTCCCGTATTTTCTGAACCTTCCTCTGCATCACGCTGAATCTGTATCAAATTATCAAAGGGTGCCAATGATTTCTTTACCTGTTTTCCCGCGTCTTTTACTCCATCTGCAAAGTCCTCCGCACCATCAGCCGCGCCCTCATATCCAGCCTGTACCTCTGCCATTTCACCAGCCGCTTGTGCAGCTCCGCTATTTACAGACTTCTTACCCATTACCGTTTCTGTAAAATTTTTAAATGCCGTGGTTGCTGTTGACAACCGTTCAAGGAATACATTTATTGCCTTTATAATAGGCGTGAACAGGTTTATAAGCCCTTGTCCAATCGTAGCCTTTAAAGACTGTAACCTTAACTGAAAAATCCTTACCTGATTGGCCCATGAATCCGATGTACGGGCAAAATCACCGCTTGCCGCTGAAAGCTGGTTCTGTACAAATTGTAGGCGTAAGGCAACCTTTTCCTGCTCCGTCATTTTATTGGTGGTTTTTCCAAAACCATTTGCAAGGGCATATTGGTCTAATGCACTTTGTGTCATGACAACGCCTAATTCCTTAAGCGATTCCGTCTCCCCCGTAAACACGGATTTCAATTTTGTATATGCTTCTTCCTGCGACAAATTATAGAAACTTGCGACATCACCTGTTAACCCAGTTAATGCTGTAGCCATATCATAGGCCGCGCTTTCTGAATAGCCGAAGGATTTAGACATTGCTCCAAATGTACCGACATATTTTTTTGCCATCGTCTCAGAAAGCCCAAAGGAATCTGCCGCCGCCTTTGCGAAATCATCCACCTGTTTTGTCATGCTAGGAAAAGTCACATCTACAACGTTTTGTACCTCTGCCAAATCGGACCCCAGTTCCAAACATTCTTTACCGAACTGCACAATCTGCTTTATCGCAAAAGCGGTAATAATGGCCTTACCGATGCCTTTCACTATGCCACCCAGCTTTGTCATGGAGCCTTTAATTTCTGATATACCACGCTGCATCCCATCTGAATTGATTTTTGTATCAATAACAATATTTCCATCTGCTTTCAATATCCCAGTTCCTCACTTCCTAAGAGACAGAAAAAGCCGGAAATCTTGCATATATCGCAAAATTCCCGGCTCCATTTAGCCTTTAATAGATACCACTCTATCTATTAGTTTGATATGTAATTTTCTTCTCCACCTCCAGGATAATCACATCATTTTTTCGCTTTTTTATTTCTGCCGTATTTCCCCTGGACAAAATCTTCTTTATTGCTTCAATCATTTTTTCATCAGAACTCATATAACACCTACTTTACAGGGAATGGGTACTTGCTCCCGTTGTCTGCTGCCTGTTTGTACTGGCCTGTATACTTTCCTGCATGGGATTCCATTTCTTTTGTTGCAGCCTCCAGCTTCTCGCGGACTGCTTCTAATGCCGCCTCTAAAAATATCTCAAATAGAAATCGGTTATCCGGGCCAACAATGGAAAGCGGGGACTGTCTCCCAAAAGCAGCCTGTCTTACATCGGCATTAAATATAAAATCCATCTTGTCGTTAATGAGCTGGTTAAACTCCCCAAGTCTGGAAGTACTTTCCTCCAGGGATATTCCTGCCTGTTCTACAGGACTTCCATCTGCCTTAACTTTGATACTTGAAAGTCGTTCCGATTCGTTTTTTAAGTCCCGCATAGCTTCATCAAATCGGATTAGGATGTTTCCATCCTTTGGATTTATCTTTATAACCCGGTTGGAATCCCCATTGATTGTAAATGTTTCAAATCCATCATCAAAATTAATATTTGCCATTCCTATAACCTCCGTTTATCATTTTCTTTAATCTTGCTTTATCCTCTGTCACCGTATTCTGCATAAACCCGGATATTGACTCCATTCCCTTTTCCATGCATCCTGCCGCAACACCCGGCAAATCATTTTGCGTTTCTCCCAGAATCTTCATGCATCCGCTCAAACACGTTTCAACCATTTCTATTTTATTCATTGTTTTTACCCTCCATCTTTTCATAAATCTCCGCCAGTTCACAAATAACCACAAAAATCATTATTCCAATAACAATCACATTATCACCCACTTTCTTTGTGTTATAGTAAAAAAAATAAAGCCCTTCCTTAAACGGCTCTGCGTCTCAGCGTCTGGCTCTATACAATCATACTGCTATGTAATTTTCATTCTGCCGGCATATAAAAGACCCTCTGCCCGGCTTGATATGCTAAATCCACCTCATAAAGAACACCTTTAGCCCTCGTCATATCCTCATAGGCTCCCGCAAACAATGCTCCGTTATGAAACCTGCTTCTGGCATATACCATTGCCCCTTTACCATCGTGGCTGTATTCTGCATATATTTCGCCATATTCAATGTATTATCTTGCGTCCTGGG